ACCTTGTTCTATCGCTTCTAATAATATGCCGTTAGTGCTATCAGCACCACTTGAAAATCTAATTACTTCTAATCTCATTATTTTATAATTACTGTTAAACTTGGGCTAGTGCCAGTATTAGTTAATCTTAAATTAAAAACTTCTTTATTAAAATAAACTTTATTATCAAGTAGTAGCGACACATTACTAGGTATAACTGTTTTTACTATAATAAAAGGATCACCACTACCAGTGTATAAATCTAACGTAATAGTGGCATCATTAGCACTATCATTTGCTATAAGTATTTCTGATATTCCACCACCATCTGTACCACCTTTTGCTATTAAAGTAGTAGTAGTAGCTGAGCTTATGTGTTGATATCTTGCCATAATATTAATTTTAAACCGTTGCTATTGTAACATAGCCGCCGTGTATCTCGTCTGATCCAGCCGCAACTTTTATAAACAAATAGTTTGTTGTGCTACTTGTTACGTCTGTTATGTTTATTTCAGTATCAACATTACCAGTTCCTTTACTGACACCTGTTTTAGAATTTATTTGATGTTCCCAAACTTCTACAGCCCCAGTTCCTGATCCATAAATCATAACGTGAGTAGCTTTATATCCAGTCGGTATTGCTACAGTAGCATATGTAGGAAATGTACTAAACGTTTCTAAAAAAAATTCTTCAGAAGCTTCACCAGTATCGTCTATCATTATAGGTCTTCCTCCGTCATCTGCAATAAAATCACTATGAAGTATTTTTATTCTAGTAGTAGATCCATGCCAGCCAGCTTTGACAACACCTGTGCCTGAATTTAAGATTATATCACCATCAACAGTAAACGTTAAATGAGCTGCCGCACCAGCGGTATCAACAGTGCTAATTTCTGTAGCACCATTAGCAGAAACACCTATTTTAAATAAATCATCAGTGCTAGCTCCACCGGCTTCATACATAGTAAATGTAGACGTAGAACTAATTACACCAAACTGGGCAAACGACGTTCCGCTTTCTTGGAACTCAGTTAAACCAAACGAGGCGGCATCTAACTTTATCATACCTAAAGTATCTAAAGTTGTATTACCATTAACACTAAAATTTAAATGTGCCGCGCTACCACTACCATCATTAGTAGTTATAGTGGTTTCACCATTTTCACCAACTTCTATTTTAGCATAATCACTAGTGTCAATGTTATTTTCAATATAAATATCACTACGAAATCTAGATATAAAGCTCCATATGTGCTGACCTATCCATTTCATTTTATTTTCTTTTTACTGCTACTTTAAAAATTATTAAACCAATAATAGCAGCTGTTGTACACATTGGACAAGGGCACATTATACATCTATTTCAAATCCAAAGTTTAGCAACATTAATCTAAACTTATTTTTACAACACGTATCACTACTTTTACACGCAGCACACCACTTTATTTCCCATATTGTTAACCATCCAAATCTAAAAGTAAAGTCTATTTTATTCTTTTTATTACTTGATTTCCAAGAATTTATCCAATTTATCATATATTTTTTATTTTGGTTCTATATTATAATCACACGTTTATTGGTGAGCATAACATTTTTTATTTTTATTCTCTGTTTTGTTGTTACATCTTTTACCATTAGACTTAATAGCCGTACATCTATATTCTTTAATTCCATCACCATCTCTATCCATGCCATCTGTAAATTCCATATGGTGTACACACAACCAGGTTTTTTCTGCTGTTTCAGTTTTCATATTACATCTTTCACCGTTTGATCTAATACCAGAACATCTAACCGTTTTAATACCTTTTTCTTTCTTTTCTTCTTCTTCTTTTTTCTTTTCTTCTTCTTTTAATTTTTCTTTTTCTTCTTTTTCTTTTTTCTTTTCTTGTTCTTTTTTATCTTTAATACTTTCTTCTGCCTCAACAATGTCTTCGTCTTCAATACCAAGTTCCCACGCGCTCCAACCTGAAAACAATGCTATTCTTTTCCACATTTCGTGATTACCTGTTATAGCTTCTTCTAAGTTATTTGCTTTGTTTAACAATCTGGCTAAAGGTATGTTAAAACTAGCCTCTATAAGATTTGCCGCCATAGTTAATTTAGGATTTTCTAGTTTCCAACCTAACTCATTAGATAAATCTTCGTTCCATGAATCGGCATAATAAGCTTTTACAACTTTTCTAACTTTACTACCTATTGGTGGTGATAAATTAATTAACTCTAAAGCTATTTTTTCAATACGTTCTTTACCAAAAGATTTATCTTTTTGAACATCCCATTGTATTATAGTGTTTTTAAGAGTAGAAGCTAAAGCTCCATAAAGACCTGTTCCACGTAAAAAAGAATCAAGACAAGTATTAAACATTCTTGTTGTTTTATCTTTAATTAATTCTTCTTCTTCATCGCCCCAAATTAAAAATGCAAGAGCGCTTTGTAATGCTGCAAATACAACGTTTTGAACGGCGCCATAATATATCACTTTAGATATATTAGTTTTCATATCACCTCTATTATTAATTATATCTGATAGCGCTTTTTTTGTTAATCTACCATACTGCATTGTAACGTTTTGAAAAGCTAGTACTATACGACCAAGAGGACTTGCTTGTTGTTGAGATATTAAATCCTCTCTTGATGACTGTTGGGTTTCTTCAGCTATTTCTTGAAAATCTAACATAGCTTGATTTTTAGCCTTAATAGGAGACATTCCTTGTTTTAAGTACTTGTTATATCTGTTTCTGTAAAAAGAAGCACCACCAAAAGCAATAGCAAAACTATCCGCTATTTGTGTAGGTAAAAATCCTTTTTGTAGTAAATAACTAACAACCGTTACTGGGCTAAAGCCTCTTTCTTTAAAAGACTTTGTTAACTCAGCAGATGATACATCTACTTGCAAACCCTTTCTTCTTTGCTTTAATTGATCAGAATTAAAAAGCATTACAAAATCTTTCCAAAATTGTTTTTGATTAGCAAAAGCAGCAGATGCTTTAAACATATTATTGTCTGACCAATTTATAAAGTTAACAGTAGATATAGTTTGAAGTAACGCTGATCTTGTATTAAAAAACATAATAGCACCAATAGAACCATTAATCCAATCAGTAAACCAATTTAAAGATCTACTATCCCCAAATATTCTGTTAGTACCATTTTCCATACGATACAATATATTTTCTAAAGCTTCTACAAAAGAATCGCCATATAAAGCTCTTATTTTATTCATATTATCTTTTGAAAATATAATATCCTTGTTATTAACCCATTCTTCTAAAAACTCTTTTCTACCTATTTTATCTACAACATTTCTTAAATCAGTTGGTATACTTTCTACCATCCAATTTTCACTAGGTTTAGTATAACCAGTTTTTCTTTTTGTTATAACAGATAATCCTTCTGCAAAAGCTTTTAGCTCTTCATTTTTATTTACGTGATTAACTAATTTTTTTTGTAAAGTTTTAGATATTCCAGGTATATCAAAACCCGCTTTATCCCATAAATAAACTCTTATAGCCGTATCATTAGTAAAGCTTGTTCCAGGTACTTTTTTATTTATATTTTTTTTAACATTTGGAAATTCTTTATTTAATTTATGAAAATCATTTATCATGTTTTGCTTATAAGTATTCCAAGCTCTTATTCCTTTAGCAAAAGGCTTTAATAAATTTTCTCCAAAAAATATCATATCAGCTTCACCTTGTTTACCTTTACCAATAAAATGATATAATAAACCTTTAAAGTCTTCAGCTGAAGGTGGTATGTAAAGACTTTTTATAAATCTATCTATTTTAAACTGAGAACCTCTTTTTCTAGCTTCTGCAGATGAAAAAACGTTTTCAGCACCAACGCCTGTTCTACGCTCTAATATTTCATTAAAAGTTTTACTAGCCGTTTTACTAAATTTAATTTTAGCTTGAACTACTTTAGATTTAATATCTAATTGATTTAAAACTTCTTTAACAGCCTCGACGTTTTGTAGTGCGTCATCTACGAAATACATATCATTATATCCTTCTGCAAATTTATCTAACATCCATTGAGCTTTAGCTTGACCGCTACTGTTAGCTAAACCTGTTATATTTTTTAATGGTATATTTAAACCTTGCGACTTTAAAAATTCATGTATAGCTTTAGCTGAAGCTTGAGGTCTAGCCGTTAAAACAAACATGTCTTTTGTACCAAACTTAGCGGCTCTTTTTTTAGCCTTATCGAGTAATGGGCCAGGTTTACCATCAACAACATCATTAAATTCTGAAAAATCAAATTTACCACCTTGTTCTAATATTTCCGATCCTCGTTCCGCGAATTCAGTAGCATCTAATCTAATTTTTTCGTAACCAGAAACAAAGTCATTTACTTTATTTGTTAGCTTTTTAGGCATAGGGCTTTCTTGCGTCAACTTATCTGTATTAATCTCCATAAATCTATTGCCAAATAAATTTTTAAATGTTGGTTTATTACTTTGTACAGCCTCGTGATTACGTTTAACTATAGAGTCTAATAATGATCTTTCTTTTCTAGCTCTATTACGTCCTAAGGCTACATCTAATGAAGTATCTACAAATAACATACTAACATCATACCCTTTAGATTTAAACTCTTTTACAAGATTTTGCATTTGTTTTACAGAACCACCGGTACCATCTACAATAACCCCATTACCTTCTCCTTGATATTTCATCATTTTTCTTCTAGCTATACCTCTAGCTTGATGACCTAACTTACCTAACGTGCTTCTTTGTTCTTTAGTTAAATCATTCATGTTTTCAGGTAAACCGTGATTTTTCTTTAACCACTCTAATGATATGTCTTGATTAACTATTTTAAATCCTTGTTTTTCTAAACCTAATTTATTAATAACGTTACCTTTACCGCTACCAGCTCCACCAGCTAAAAATATAACTTTACGTTTTGGTTTAGGCTTTCCACTAGGATTAGGCATTGTTACTCTAACACCCGATTTAGTAAAGCCTAGTGTGTCGTCAAAATCATACGTTGACATACCTACTGACTTACCTGTTTTACTATATTTAATTTTTTTTCTATTAGAAGTTTCTACACTTTCGTTTAGTTTAATATCGCTAATATTTTGTGCCGCAATATTAGATAGTTTTACAAACTGCTGTCCATGAATATTACCATCAGTATCTATAACTGCATGTAAATTACCTTTTCCAGTAAAAGTATTGTACCATCTTTTAGTAGGTTGATCTCCTATAGCATAACCCAAGTGCATTTTATCTTTAAATATACGGCCAAAATTATCGTTCATTTTTAAACTAATAACACCGACGGAGTAACTGTCTTTTAATTTTTTTAAATTAATTTTATTACCATATAAATGATGGTCAATTAAATGAAGCATAACAACTTTCGCTGGAATACCATGTTCGTATACAAAGCTTTTAGGATTTTTTATATTTAAATTATAAGGTAAATATTTTAACACAGCACTCGCACGTAAAGAAGTTTTCATATTACCTAAAAACCCAGAGCTTAGCATAGCAATCTCTATATTACTATAGCTATTATCAGTATTTTTAATAACCTTTACGGCTGTACTCATAATATTATTTAAATAATCCCAATGTTCTTGCGCGGCTTGTTCTCGTTGTTGTATTTCAGTGCTACTTAAGTTGTTATTAACCATGTCTTTAGTGACCTCCTGCTTAAAATCTTTGTTTATAGGTATTGTGTTTATAACATCTCCTTTACTATTAATTATTAATAAATTTTTAACTTTTACACCATTTTCTTTTTTTACTAATGTTTTGTAAGTACTTGCACCAGGTAAAATATTAGCAATAATATTTTTTGTAAAATCATTTTTTTTATAAAAAGCCATACCTCTATTACCAGCTCTTGTTCCATTTTCCATAAAAGATTTAAATCTATAAGCGTCAACCGCTGCCTTTTCTCTTGCTTCCATTTCTGACAAACCTTGTCTTTCATATTTTTCAACAAGTTTTATTTGTATAGTATTTAAAAATCCTCTATATTTTTCTAACTGTTTCTTATCTTGAAAATATTTAGAAACAGGTTTTGTTAATTTCATAAAATCAGAAACAACAACATCAGGTTGAGCGTCTAAGTCTGTTAACATAACGTATTCTTCGATGCCCATGAAATCAGAATCCTGCTTATAGTCTTGTTTTCTTATAGTATAAAACGGTTTTAATAATCTGTATACCTCGTTTACTATAGGTTGTTTTAAATTTTTATTATTAGAATCTAATATTTTTATGTTTTTATTAGTAAACACTTTGTCATAAGCTTTTCTTATACCTGCGGGACTAAAGTCACCTGCTTCATCTATAGCTTGTACTAAAGCTGTTCTATTACCGTAATAAGTATCTATAGTTTTAGAATCCTTAGCTTTGTTAGAAACAACTCTACTAAACATTATTTTAGGTTTACCTCTACCTATTACAGCACCTTGATCTCCAGCTAACTGTCTAATAGGTTGATTAGTTGCAACAGTAGCTGTTTCCATTATAACACCTTTAATTACTCCATCAAATTTTTTCTGATGAGGCATAGGTTCTATGTTAACATTACCCTTACTATCAGTTGATTGCACTAGTCCTAAATTAGACAAAATATCAGTGTCTGACATTGCTTCTAAATTTAATACTTTACCTTTTATATTATCAACTCTTATTTCTTTACCTTTTTCATTTAAAGCTTGTTTATAAAAAGCTTTTAATATACTGTTTCGTATTTTTAATGATTTAAAAGTTTGTGGGTTATAGTTAGTTTCAGGTAGTATTGACTGCAAATATCCTTTTGGGCCTAATTCTTTAACGCCTTCTGCTATCTTTGTTCTAGCAGATAATGATTCTGGCACTGTTAAATTTTGAGGTTTTGCCATTATAGCTTGTGGTGATACGCCAAATTCTCCTTTAGAAATAGTTTCAAAAATAGAAAATAACTCACCAGTTGGCTCAACCTTGTTTTTAGATTTAACTCCTTCGTTTACTTGAGACGTTAGTTCAGTTTTAACGTCTTCGTACATTTTATTTTCACCATTAGGTTTTTTAAGATTGTAGTTAACGTTACTTAATACGTCGTTTATATCTGTATTAGTTGATTGCTTGAATTTAAACCTGTCTTTAATAAAATCACCCTCAACAAGATCTACAACTTGTTTACCACTAGTTGTAGTGTTTACATTAGTAGGATCAACACCTTTCTTTTCAAAACTAGAAAGAGACATTGTTAGCGGACCTCCCAAACCTAATCTACGTAAAATTTGTCCTTGCTTAATAGGTAAACCGGTTCTTTTATCGTTTATAAAAGCACCAAATGGAACTCCTTTACTAGGATCCCATCTTCTAGCCATTTCTGATAATTCATATACGTACTCTGCTTGAAAATCTTCTAAGGTAACAGCTGTTTCAGTAGGCCTAGTTTCATCAGAACTTCTTGTTTTATTTTTTTCAATCTCAAAATCATTTTTAGCTAAATCATAAGCAAGTGGTAAATTATTTTCAACTAACTCATTTCTTAGTCTATCTGTTACAGAATCGTTATATTTTTTTGTTAAAATTTCTACTCTTTTTCCAGTTCTGTCAACTAAAAAACCTTCTTCAAAACGATCACCAATTTTCATGATCTTGTTTTTAAACTCTGGAAATTTTTCTAAAAACTTTAAATCAACTTGAGTACCAGTTTGCCCAACGGTAGGTGTAACTAAATTGCCATTATAATCAGTAACTGGTTTTTCTGTAAAATTACTTAAATTTTCTTTCCACTTTCCACTAAATATTTTTTTAGCGTTATCAATAATTTTTTGGTTTATTTCTTCATTTTTACGAACTATATCTGCAGTGTTTACTTTTATGTTAAATATATAGCCACCAGCTTCAGATTTTTTTATTTTATTTTCGTCATTAAGTTTATTAATTTCTTTAAATAATTTGTCTATTTCAGTTTCATTTGGCTTTATACCAGCTCTAAGCATAGCTTGTTTTATCTGCTCTTTAGAACTTTCAATATTAATTTCTTTTTGTTTTTCTTGAGCAATTTTTACTTCATTTGCTATTTTTCTTATATTGTCACCTACTTTAATTTTCTTTTCTAAAGCATTAATTTGTTCATTAGAAAATTCACCATTATTAATACTATGATTAAAATCTTTAATAAAGTTATACACGTCTTTGCCGCTATCAAGAGTTATATCTAAACCTAATCTTTTAAATAAATGTCTTATTATTTGTCCAATTTTAGTAAACGTAGTTTCCTTATATTCCATAGCGCCACTTGATATAGCATCTAAAAACAATGCCATAGCTTCTTCACTTTGTGTTGCTAAATCTGCATTTTTATAAGCATTTAATCTTTCTCTAAAATTACTATCTTGTATTCCTTTACTGTCTATAGACATTAAATAAGACTTAAAAGACTCTCCTAACGCTATTTTAGTTTCTGGGTTTGTTGATAAAACGTTGTCAAGAAAAAAGTGATAAAACTCGTGACCAGCAACATTTTCTCCTCTATTTTTAAAAGAAGCTGTTTTATTTATTATAATTTTACTTTTTTCACCATCAGCTAATAAAGAACTAGGTATGTAGTAACCATGTGTAGTTTTTAAATTACTAAAAAATTCTCCAATATTTTCTCCAGCTATTTCAGTAACTACATTGCCATCACTATCTAAATATTGCCCTTCTTTATTTTTTGTTATACCAAATAGTTTTAATAATTCATTTTCTGTTTCTAAATCAGTATCGGCCTCTACAATGTCTAATTTTCTATCTAAATTATTCTTTTTAATTATTTTTTTAACATTTTTAATCTGCTCTTTGTATCTTCTTTTAGTTTTTCTTTGATCTATTTTTTGTTTTATAGCGCCTATTAAACTAATTTTTTCTTTTTCTAAATTTTCTTTTTCTTTTATTTCGTTAGAATTTAAAATGCCTTTTTCGTTTAAAACGCCTAATCTATCATTTATACCAACAAGATTGCTTCTACCTTCTTCATCTAAACCACCATCTTTTTCATCTACACTTAAAATATCTAATTCTGTAGCAACATATTTATCTCCAATTTTACTTTTATTTCTACCATCGGCGGTAACATTAAAACTAAAATTTATACCATCAAGTTCTTTAGCCGTTATTTTTGCAATTTCAAAATCTTTTTTGTATTGATCTGCCGCGTTAAAATCGTTGTAAGTTTTTACATTTATAGTATTTTCGCCTTCAAAAAACCCTTGGTCCTCTAATTTTTTTATGTATTTGTCTAATTCTTTTTTTGTGTTAAATCTAAGAGGTGTTCTACCGTTAGTACTTATTTCGTAATAAGGAGCGTTATTACCTCTAACTGTATTTACAACAAGACCGCTAGTACCAAAAATTGCTTGCATGTGTCCTATAGAATATCCGATTTCAAACATGCTATTATAATCCCAACCAACGTCGTTTCCAAATTGGTCATACTTTCTTAGACCTTGCCACAGTGGATCACCGGTTATTAAACCACTAATAGGCATTTGAATTATCTCTTCCATGACCTCAGGTATAATACCATTAAATCCACCTGCTTTTTGAGCATATTTTATTAATTCACCAGGTGGTCTAAGTCTAGGATATTTTCTTATAAGATGACCTAGGGTTGCTCTTTTCATGAACTCGCTATCAAATAATTTATCACCTAAATTCTTTTTGCCAGGGAAAGCATTTAAAAAACCTCTAGGCATCTTAGATAAATAATATCCAAACTTTTCTACACTATACTCACTTAAAGTTAAACCCGATGCTTTAAAAAAAGCTTTACTATATGAATCCCCTTCGTTTGTTAAACCAAGTGCTTTACCTTCTTCATCAAAAACTGTATAAGCTGTAATTTTTTCTATTAAACCATCGTTATCTGTAGCAAAAGCCCAAGTATATTCTGGTGTTATAAATTTAAAAAACTGATCTGCAGTACGAGCGCCACCACCAATACTTGATTGCATAACAACACCGCCACCAAAAGCAAATGTGTCTATAAACTTATCGGCTATTTTAAAATTAGTTGGTAAAGTTAAGCCTCCACCAAGTTGTATTTTACCGTTTTTTACTGTAACGTCTTTTAGATTTTTTACTAAATTTTTCTTTAATTGCGTTTTCAACAAACTTCTAACTCCTACAAATATTGGGCTTGAGCCTATCATTTCGCCCATAAATACTAAAGAATTAGCCATTGATCTACCAGAGTTGTAACTAGGAGATAACGACGACACAAAAGAGTCATTAGTTTGTTTTATAGAAACCATGCTTAATAACATTTCTTCAGTAGGCGTATACACGTAATTAGGATCTTCTGATTTTTTAGAAACTAATTCTTGTACTATTTTACCATCATAGGCGTTAACTAAGCTACCGATCCAAGGTATATATTCATAACTTTTCATGCTAAAAAACCCTTTCCAAAAAGGATGTTTACCTATATCTTTTATTGACTCGGGGCTATCAAAAACATCTTTAGCGTTTTTAAGCGCTAAATGCCTTGTTTTGTTAACTTTGTTATACATTATTTCTCCAACAGCTTGCTCTAAATGAAAACGATATTTCTCATCATACGGATTAGCTCCAGCTGGAAAATGTACACCTGCACGTTTATAACCATTTTTAACAATATCCTGTACTATAGCATCTAACGTTGGAGTATACTCGTAATCTTCATTATACGTAAAATCCGCACTTTCATTAAAACCAGGGTAAGCATGAGAAGACATTGATATTAAACCAGGTTGAGAAGCATTAGGCTCAAAGTACCTAGAACCTCTACCGTTTTCATCTATAGGTACAGTTCCGTATTTTTTTTGAATAGCAGGAACGTAGTAATATTGAGTTGTAACAAATTCTTTGTGGTAATAACCCATTCCATAACCTTTATCTTCATAGTCGTCCATGTTAATATCTAGACCTTGATCGGTTTTTTTATTGGCCGGCATTTTACCTATGTGGTTATAAGCCTTTGGAGTATAAAGAAATACACCTCTAGTTTGGTAACCATCTAAAGCTTCGTCCCAAATAAACCTATGTTCACCAGATCTTTCAACTTCTTCAATTATATCTTCTGCAAAAACTTTTTGATAAAATAACGTGGTTCCTGGCCCTTCATCAGCTTCATTATCAAAACCTTCATACTGCGTTGTTAGTTCGCTATAAAAATAACCATAAAATTCATTAATATACTTTTCTAAATCTTGAGGATTGTTAAAAGCATTAGGATCTTCTTCTTTGATTTTACTTAAAGTTGATTCTAAAACAGAATCTAACATAGCAAGTTTGTCCTCAACTCTTACACCACCTTCAAATAAATCGTCAGAAAAACCCATTTGATCTAAAGCGTTACCAAGTTTTTCTAATTCATCTATTGTAAACTTAACGTAACCATTATTATAAGCTGATAAATAATCTTGAAAAAGTTCTTTGTTTTTTTCTTCAGCAATATTTTGCCAATTATTTTGCATTTCTATTAACTCAGGCTCGTTTTGAATTAATTCTTCAAAATATTGTAACTTATCTTCATTTATTGCGCCAAACGTATTTTCATATAAAATGTTTATTTCATTATTATAATCTTTTTCAATTTTTGCAAAAGCCTCTTTGTTTTTATTTTCAGCAGCAGTTTTAAAATATTCAGTTTGAAAATTAATATTAGGAAGATTAGCGGCTATTTCAGAGTATTTATTTAAAATTTTGTCTTGTTCTTTTTCAAACTTACTATTTAAAATATTTATTTCAAATTCAAATTTTTCGTCTATTTGAGGTTGATGTTTTTGAAATAATTTTTTTTGAAGATCTATATATTCAGGGCTACTCATAAAACTCTCATAAAGAGTGGTCATGGCTTGCTCTGACTGTATTTCATAATTTGAAATTAAATTTCTGTATCTTTCATTTGAAGCTTTAAATGCTTCCTCCAAAGAAGGTCTATCTATATCTTGATTATTACCAGCGTAACCACCATACTGATCCATAAGCACCTGACGATCTTCTGCATTTTTTTCAAAATTATTATGTTTGTAAACTATTTGAGCTGGACTAAGACCTTCCCACCAATCACCAGTTGAAGTATTTTTTATTTCATCAGCCTTTTTTATAGTATTTACTACAAATTCTAATTTAGTAAATTGTTCAAAAGCATCTACTTCATTTTTATCGCGATAGTTAACATTTAAATTTTTATATAACTCAAGTGTTCTATTATCCGCCGTTGTATAATTACCGTATGTGTTTACGTTTATACTAGCCTCTGCCCAAACTTCTTTAAAACCTAAACTTGTTTCCTCAAGTTTACTATAAAAATATGGAATTTTTTTGTCTTTACTTATTGGGTATAAATTTAAAAATTCTCCATATGATATATTTTCACTAGCGTTTCTATTTTTAGCAAAATCAGAAAAAAGACTATTAAATGTTTCATTAAGTATTTCTAATTTTTTATCTTCATTTTCTTTGTCTTGAACTACTACTCCTCTATACCCACTTATTCTATAATTAATGTCAACTAAATGGTTAAACACTTGCATTTGTACGCCTTTTGAGGAAAAATTAGCATCTGAGTCTACTCCCCACTCCCATTTAAACATTTCCCTTGACATGTTTTCCATTAACAAATCCCTTGTTAATAAATTTTGTTTTAGGTAACTGTCTATAAAATTAGTTTGACTTTCTAAAGGATTATAATAAAATTGTTCATGAAATTTAGCTAATTCATTTGTTATTAATGAATCAGTATCTAATTGAGTATAATCGTCTATTGATGAAGGTAGTGGTTTTATTTCTTTAATTGGGCCTAATTTTTTGGCCATAGACCAATTATTGAAAATATACTTAGCTTTGTAAATAGATGAAGAATACTTACTATTTATAAAGTCAATTTGTTTTTGATTTTCTTTTTTGTAATCAAAATAAGTTCCAAAACTACCATCTGCTAATTCGTATTTATCCTTTAGTAAACCAGGCCGAAGAAATGCATCTTTATACAAAGGATATGAATCACCAGATGGAGATACACTTATAAAATCACCACGGCCACTATCTACTAAGTGTGGTAATATGTGCATGTCTTTTCCAACATAGTTAGTTTTATAAAGTTCGTAATTATCAACAGGTTTTAAATCCCACTTTTTGAATTCTTCTTCTGACATACTAGGCCATTGTTCAACTTGACCTTTGTCTAATGGATCTACATATCCTTTAATTTCATCAACAGTCTTTTCATTTAATTTAACACCTTCTGTACTGTCGTATTCTTTATCAGCTATTTTTAATCTCCCTTCGTGTTTGTATATTTTATTTTTACCATGAGGGTCTAAATAAGAAACCTCATCAAAACCAAATTCACCGTTTGGACCAATAATTAATTGAAAATCTTTATTTTTTTCAGGAAACACCAACGATTGTATTTCTTGACCACTTAAATAATCTTGTAAAAGACCTTTAGGTGGTTTATCTTTACTAAAATCAACTCCCCAATTTTCCATCATTGAGCGTCTCCACCAATCAACACTGTATTTATCTCCAAACTCTTCTTTGTAAGCATCATATTTATTTGTTGAAAAATGCAAATCTATTTCTTCTAATGATACGCCTTCTTTTAACAACTCATTTCTTTTTTTAAATTTTTCTAAGTTTTTTAAATTTATTTTAGGCATTGATTTAAGATTAAATAAATCTTTATTTATTTTATTATCTTCTTTGTCTTGTTTGATTTTTTGCTCGATTAAAGCTTGGATAGGAAATTTTGAAAAAAGATACTCTTTAATAGAATTAACCTCGTTATCTTTTTTTTCTTCTTCACTTAGTGAATCATCGATTTTAGGTGTATTAACATTTTGTAAAGTAGGGTCTTTTATTTCGCTACCTTGAGATATTAACTCAGCTGTTAAACCACTTTGTTTTAAAGAAAAATTAAATGCGTTTTCCGTTTCTGGAAACACGTTCATGACTCTACCGTCAGATAGCCTATATTGTTTACTCATACTGTTTCGTTAGTTACCCGTTTAATAAATGTTTAATTTATACTAATCCTTTGCTAGGATCAAAATTAATTGGTGTGTCATCTACAATAGTAGAATCATTAGGTGTATTTGCTTGCCACTGCTTTTCTATTATTTTAGTATAGTAATTAGCGGCTTCTTTTAAAACGCTTTCGTTATCTGTGTTTTCAACAAATTTATTTGCTATAAACATAGCATCGTCTTCAGTTATTTTTGAATCGTATTTAGTTGGATCCATTAATTCAACTTGTTCTGGTGTAATGCCTAAATCACTATATGTACCACTTTCTAAATGTTTAGCTAAATTTTGCTTAAAAGAATTATTACCAAATAAAGGGTGATTAATAATAGAAAAATTACTGGTTTGTGGGTTTTTTACAAAACCATTTAAAATTTGATTGTATATCTTTTTTTCAGGAAATTTAGTATCGCCGTTAGTTTTAATAGCGTTTTCTAAGTCTGCCATACTATTTTCAATTAGTAGGTTAAACTTTTGAGCAGCAAAGTTATCTATTTTTTTAGACTCAGCTTCTTTACTAATATCTTCCATAGTAAAATTACCTTCAAATCCTTTAGGAGCGTTTTCTTTATAAGAGTAAACAACTTTACCATCATTATTAACAAATGAATTTAAATTATTATTAAACAAATCAGAAATAACTTTAAATATTGGAATGTTAGCGTCATATTTCATGTTAGTCTTAACAAAGTCAGCTAACTTATTTTTATTTTCTATATTCTGCCCAATACCATTTATAAACATAGCTGTTTCTCTTAATTTGTTGTTTCGACTAGGACTGTCTTTAATACTTAAAAAAATATCTTTTTCTTTAGAAAGTTTATTATATAAATCGTTATACTCACTACTTGATAAAAGGTTTTCTTTATTAAGTTCTTTTTCTATTGTTTCGTCAAAATTTAAATTTTCCATGTTAAATTTATTTTAATTGATCTTGAAGTAACTCTAGTAAACTATTACTTTTTTTATCTGGCTGTGATATTCCCATTACTCCTTGCATTACGTTACCAAAAGCGCCTATACCAGCTTGTGTAGCAGCGGCTTGAGCTTGCTGAGCCTGCATAAGTTGCTGCTCTCTCATCATTGCTCTTTGTTGTTGTATACTCATTAATTTAGACGTTTGCTGCTCTTTCATTTGTCTAGATAAAACATCGCCCTGCCTTTCCATACCTTGTATTTGGCCAGCCATTTGTGCTTGAGCCATTTGATTTGCGGCTTCTTGTTGACCTATGCTAGCAGATTGTTGTTGTGCTGCTATTTGTCCTTGCTGAGCTAATGATTGAGCTAAACTAGCTATACCACTACCACCAGCAGCGCCTCTTAAGCTATCCATTATATTAGCTTGACTTTGTTGAAATGATTGTCTTTGAAAATCTGCTTGTTGCTGATTTACTGTTAAGTCCTCCATAGTATTTTCCATATTTAAATATGGATTACTTGTATCTAAGTTTTTATAAGTATTTTCTAACTCTTTTAGTTTTTTATTTTCTTTACTTAACTGTCTTCGTGCTCTTCTAGCATCTTTTCTAGCTTTTATGCCAGCAAAAATACTTTGAGCAATACCAACGCCACCTAATAAAAGGCTACCTGGATTCATACCCGCTCCCATTATTAATCCGGAAATATTACCCAATCCCATGTTAGGCTGTGGTGGTGGTGGAAGTATTTGACCACCTATAAAATTATCTCCGGCAAAATTGTCCTGATCTAGCAAAGAGGTATCGCTAGACATAGTTTGATCACCAAATAAAATACCTTGCCCAAAAGCGTCTTGCGCTGCGTAAGGATTATTAGCGTTAACTATTACATCAGTCTCTATTTGCTTAAAAGGTGTAATTTTACTCATATTATTTTATTATTTACTATTATATAGTTACATTTTTTAGTACTTATTTACTACTTTCGCTAATTTCACAACTAGCTGAAAACAACTCTGCTTCTTCGTTTGAATCATTTACAAATTTACCTGAACCGTAATAACCTAACAATGAGGTAAGATTAGCACTATCTTTTTTAAAAAAAACAAAATTATTAACAGTTGGCTCACTAACATTATTAGCCATATTAACAGTAATACTAGTTGTTAACGTACCGTCTTCTAAAGAAGTTGTATGATTAATAACTTTAACGTTACCCATTAATGTTAAATCCGCGTCTTCATCATTGACGTTAAATCCACCTATATTATTTATAGTAACAGTTGTTGTTCCATCTGCGTTTTCTGTTTCAGTATTATCCATTGTAACGTAATAGGCTAAATCACCAACTTGTAAAGATGGGTAATCTGCTCTTGGAAATTGTAGTATTAATTCTGGCATAATTTTATTTTTTATATTAAGCTGCTCTATAAGCAGGATCTAAATCTAGTGTCATCGTAACGTCGCTATCTCCCCATTGTTTAACTAAAACATCAACTGTTAATACTAAAGTACTAGTACCTAAACCAGACGCAACAGGTCTAGATAATATTTCTATGTGTGTACCTCCGTTATCAGCTGAAACAGAATTAGTCCAACTAGAGTCTGTTGAATTAGTACTTGACCACTTTGGTAAAGTAGCGTCTACAACGCCCCAATTACCACTACTAGCTGCTAAGCTATAAGATATTTGAAAATAGTTAATATTATGTTTACTTGTTACAGTGGCGTTAGTACCACTAATAGCGCCTGGTAAATGCTTTAGTTTTTCTGCGTCAGTATTGGCTCTTCCTACAAATATAACATCACCAGGATTAACACCAGTAGAACATGTTGCCTTAAGCGTTAGCACTGGATTAACGTATTGTTTAACGGAAAAATGCGGTTTTATTGTAGGTATATTAGGCCCTAAAGTTGTATTTGTTCCACTTTTAGGATATAAGTTTATATTATAAGTTTCTGTTCTTAAAAATTTAACAGGTGAAGGCGTAATACCAACTGTTATTGCTTCCGATAAAGTTAATCTATTATCTACGCCACCTGGGTTTACCTCTGTTACTTTTATAGTTTTACCATTAGTTATGCCACTCATTAATATTCTATCTCCTACAGCTACATCATCGTTGTCAACAACGTTCATTGTAACTGAATTACTTATAGTTCCATTAGTTGTAGTATCTCGTATAATATTTTTAGGAAACACCTGTGTTATAGTACAATAGCCTATACTATAATCATTCATATTTTCTTTGCGTTCTATTTTTTTACTAACACCTTTTATAGTACCATTTTCCGTAAAAACATCTACAAGAGTATCTTGTGTTAGATTTATAACAGATGCTACTTCATCACTGTTTTTTGTTATCGTTAAGTCAAACTCCGCGTCTACGTTTCCATATATTTTTATAGGTCTTGTTTCACCTAAATCAGAAACTATAGGATCACCTAAAACAACGTTTGTTATTTCTTTCTTTTTAACAGGTAGTGCTGTAGCTGAATAAACAATAAAAACCGGTTGTTGTTCTTCGTTATAAGTGTTTTTATTACTATTAAACATAATATCAAACGTGTAACTCGTTGCATACTTTTCGTCTGTTTTAGTAACTTTAGACTGCTTTAAAAAAACGTTATTTGTATTTAAAGTTTTTAAATATGGTTTTTTAAAAAAATAATACCCAGTATTAGCATCAACGGTTATTGTACTTATTTTAGTTGTAGTATTTTTTGTTGTATTTCCAGTTATTAAATTCGTGTAAACATTGTAAGAACCGTTTGTACCTATATCAATAGTTTCGTTAACACTATAATTATTAAATTTAGTAACAGTTATAGATCCAAAATTATTATTATTATTGTCATCAACTATTCTAACTACTGTATTAATAGTTTGCTCTTCTTCTTGCCAAGGTTTCGCATCACCAATTATATCTAATTTTATAGTAATATTTTTAGTTACAATGAAACTAGTTTCAAACGTTGAGGTAACGGTGACCGTGTTACTTGGCTGGCCCGCTACACCTGTATCAGTAAAAACAACAGATGAAAGTTGGCTAGGTACCGTAGAAACAGAAAAGTCAGACGCTGTTACAACATATCCAACGTTAGGTGTAATAGTCATCGTACCACTATTAACCATGTTACCACGGAATATAGAATCTCCTATAGTTTCTGTTACTTTAAATTTAGTTATTGTATAGTTACTCATTAATTAATATTAAGAATTTATATTGTCATAATTTACATTCGCACTTATAATAATTAAAAATTGAATAGAATTATTAGGATCGTTAATTTCGGTCACTGTCATTGGATAATATCCAACTGTTAGATTTGATGTAAACGGATCGTTTGTGCTAATAGGTATTAAATCACTACCATCTTGTAAGTTTTGCTCAAGTTCAAAGTTATAAATTTCTAAAAATTCACTGGTACTTGTTATGTTATTAACGGAATTTATTTGTATGGCATAAGTTTCAAACAATGGGTCAAATAATATAGTATAAACAACACTAGAATTATTTAATTCTAAAGTTTGTGCTTCTATTTCTAAATCAGCCTCTGTTTGGGTTTCAGTGTCAGACGATGGCGTTTCACCTATAAGAACAGGAAATCCTATACCTTGTACAAATATTTCCTCTCCATCAGGTATAAAACTTGTTTCACTGCCAAATATTCTGTTAAACCACTTTCCTTCTTTTTTTCTAAATTCTGGTACTGTACCTGAATTAATATCTGTGTTAAATGATTGAACAAACCAACCTAATTTTTCTGATAAATTGTAAAACTCATTATCATCTGTTGACACAAAATTTCCTAAAGCATCTGGGAAAGTTGGTGTTGTTAGATTAGTTGATTCTAATACTTTACCTTGAGTGCCTTCATAATTCATAGCTTTAAATGACTTTACAACATCCGGTAAATCGTTAAAAGTTATTTCAATTTCAGATTTAAAGTTATTATCATCATAAAACCTATTTCTTATTTCGCTAGAGTTATGTTTAAAAACTTTATAAGTAACATTTGGACCGATTGCATCATGAGTATTACTAGGGGACGTTAAATACTTTCCACTAACTGAAGTACCACAATTAGGTATAAAAGATTTAAAACTAACCCAGCCTTTAGAACCTTCATTAAATGATACTGTTATTGGTGATTTTTGCGAAACTTCAGTATAATCTAAAGTAACATTATATTCTCCATTTTCCCAATCAAAAGTACCTATTATATTTTTACAGTCTACTAAATTTTCTCTAAACCAACTTTTCATACCAACGTTAGATATAGGTGTTAACCCATCCATTGATAGCCTAAGTACAGCACCCCTTTGCTTGTCAGTAAAATAAAGTCTGTATTGATCAGACGATAGTGATTCAGGATTTTTAGATATACCATAATCTCCAGCAAAAGGAACTGTTTGACCAAGTACTTTATTAGTAGCTGTTAGTTGAGCGTTTCCATCAGCATTAAAAACAGCATCTTTATTAGCTAAAACTTTTAAAACTTTATCTTCACAAAAAGTAACTAAATCAGTGTCTCTAGTTTTTAACGCTTGTATTGAGCCATATATAGGGTTAATATTTTTAGTAATTTTTTCAGCCATACTAAACTCATTCAAGCCATTAACGCTTGAAACAGCGTTGTATAATTCAGAAGAGTGTATTAAACCGCTTTTAATTTTTTCTTCTTTATAATCTAAAAATATAGAAGAAACTTTAATACCATTGTCTATAGTTGGAGCATTAAAATCATCTCTAATTCTATCAGATTCTACAGCGTTACCAAAAGAGTAACAATTAAACCAAGCTAATTCTACTGGGTACTGCCAAACAGAGGTATCTATTTTATACCACCCTGTTACGTTTATAAATGTAAGGCTAACGTTTTCTTGTGATGATATAAAAGATTTATTAATACTAACTGTTCCAGGAAAACCTTCAGCTGGAAAAGATATAGGGTTTACCCCTGTAACAAAAGTACCTTGCTCTACACCATTTCCTATAACCTCGTCTCCAACATTTATATTTTCTATTACCACGCCAAATGGTGTAAAAGTTGATTGTCCTAAAGAAAAACTTGTGTTACCCGATGTAACTCTATCAGATAAAACTGCCGTGTCGTACTCACCATTATCTGTTACATCTAATGCTTTTAAATGATTTAAAACTTTAGATTGAGTAACAAGACCATTTGGATGTGTAAACGTAATTAAATCATTTATAGCTATACCTACAGCTGTATCAACATTTTGAACATCTGTTATTAACTCTGTTGGAAAAGATTCTGTTCCTTCTGCTATTGCTATAGCATCATTACCTATACATTGCCAAACCCACGCTGAAGAGTCTATGTTAACACTTTCTATGTTCGAAGTTAATTTTCTAGGCAAAACTTTCACATTACTAGCTAAAACCGGTTTTCTATTAGGTTTTGTAAAAACTATTAAATTAGCTTTATTATTTAAATTCATTGGTATAGCGCCACTAGCTTCATAATATATATCTATGTCTAAATCTTTTTTAGGTTCAGTTTCCCAACAAGCTTTATTTTCAACTATAGCATCATTAACTAAACCTCCGTCACCAGCTGGCTCTATTATTTCTATTTTAAAACTACCTATACCATTATGCTTTACTAAACCTCTTGGATCCCAGTTAAAAGTGTCTATACCTAATGGGCTATCACCAACATACATTTCAGAACCAGTTTCTGGATCTAATCTAACAAATCTAGTAACTATACTATGCCTTTTACTAAGAGCGTTATCACTATTATAGTTTTTACTAGAAATATCTACTAAACCTGAGTAACCTTGAGCTTCAGTGTAGTCAAGTTGCATTGGTATTATTTTATAAACATTAGGAAATGGATCATCTACAAATCTAAAGTGTGTGCCAACAGTCTGCATGTCTGTTTTAAAACTACCTTCTATACCATTACCAAATCCTTCCTGAAAACCAATTGTGGAAAATGTAATTTCACCCATTTGCCCAGATGGGGCAGCGCCTTGATTTAGCCCAGCTGGATGCCAGTTTCTTATTAATCCATTAGGAGCTTCAAATGGAGGAAACCATCCAGCTAATTCATTTTCACTCCAAGTACTTCTAGCGTATTGCGTAGATGGTGATCTAAGAATACTAACAGGTACAACGTAATCATTATACGCGGCGTTAGGATTTGCCATGTTAAACGTTAAAGTACCATCTATTTGACCTTCTTCGTCATTAGTTTGTGAAAAGTCAAAATGCGAATAAGCAGGCGCTTCATCTATAAATATTTTAGTATTTTGTCCACCATCATCATCATTGTACCAATTTAACCAGAAGTTTTCTGTTAAATTACTATTACCAGGCCCAAATGATGGTATTAAACCTTCGTTATTATTCTGTGGTTGAAAGTCTTCATTAAGCTCATCTGCCGCAACAGTTCCTTCTATAGTGCTACTAGTCCAGCCAGCGTAAGTAGGAAAAACAGGATCGTTTACGTTTGTATAACCAGCTGTTGATTGTATTACGTCAGCTGGGCTAATTGATTTAGCTGCTATATAAGCAATGTCATATGTTTTTATCGTGTTATAAGATGTGTTAGTACTTAAGTTTAATATTTTTTCCGCTAACATATCATCTTTATTTATCTTAACAAAAAACCTTCCATCAAATTCAGGCTTGTTTTCAACAACCTCATCTCTAAACTCCATATAATACTGTATTGCTGAACTTTCACCTAATTCAACATCAGCAGCTACTATTGTTGGATCTTGAATGCTTAATAAACTAGCCATATTTACATCTGTAGCTGTAAATGCTTCACTTATATCACAACCATACCTATCAGAATTTTCGGGCGCATGTATTCTTGATACTGTTCTCCAAGGGCCCTCAGCTCTTATGTTTTCATTAGATACTAGTTCCCCAACTATCCTAACTCGCGGTGTTCCTTTAAAACTTGTAATATTAATTGGTATATCGTTCCAAAGCTCTAAATTAGTTCTTATTTCTAACGTACCTAATATACCGGTTGGAACACCAGTACTAGTTGTTTCAGTTGGGCCGTATACACCTATATTATCTAGTGGTACTTTAGCCATTTTTCTATAATCTGTTTTTATATAATCTGGCGCTTCGTTTTCTATTGCTAATATTTTATATCTAGCCTTTTCACTAACTGGATTTTGATTACCATGTTCATTTTTTAATATTAAGTACGTTTCTTCGTCTACCTTATTTCTATCTACTGATGGAAAAGAAAGCCACAAAGTACCGTCTCCAGCATTGTACCATCTATCTAGTATTAAGTTATAATACTCATTAGATGTTTCTTTAACGTAATACTTAGCGTACTCCATCCAATTTTCAGGTGAACTTTCCCAATCTTGAGTTATTTTAAATTTGTTACTAAGATGTGCTAAGCTTTTATCAACGCTAACTTCACCAGTAGCAGTTTGGTTATCATTAGTTTTATAACCTTGAGCTATTACAGGGGTTTCTCTACCATACTTGTCTCCAAAAACTACGCCAAACTTATAACTTCTAATAGATTTAATTGATTTTTTAGGTTCTGGAAAACTTACCGTTTCTGATAGTATAGCTTGCTTTAAACTTACTACTCTATTTATGTCGTAACCTTGAGTATAGTTACCAAAAACTAATCTACTAGCCGTTATTTCCTGTGTTATAGCGGTTTTAGGAACATTATCCCAATTTCTTAATAGCTGTTTAGATGACAAAACTCTATGTATCATTTCAGATGTTAAAGTCATGTAACCTGTAGTTTCATTATCTTGCACGTCCCACTCTTTGTCTCTAGCTCTAGTAATACTTTTTACTATATAAACATTTTGATCATCAGTTGTTTTCCATAGTATATCTACTTTTTTAACATCACTAGGTCTTATAGAATCATCTGGTATAAAATCTCTTATTATTAACTCTCTAACTGTGTTTGACATTCCTTCATTATGTCCATTTTTAGGCGTGTAAGAAAACGTGCCAGGTAAAAAAGCTAGTTCAGACCAAGGTGAAAAACTAGAATATTCATTATCATCATACTGATATCTATAACCCACTCTACCAAATTTAGTTTCAAATAAAGGTTTATCTTGTTCTAACCTAACTTCCCAATTAGAAGGGTCTTGAGCTTCTAAGTCTTCACCAACAAATAATAGTTTTATTGTAACTTGAGTTTCACTTATGTCTATTACTCTACCAGTTATAACAACAGGCTCAATTGTGTTTTCAGCGTTAGAAAATCTTAATACATCATTTACTCTAATGTCAGAGTTTAAAATAGTTTGATTAGTTATTACAACTGTATCTCCAAATTCTGCTGGATCTTCAGCGTTAAAAAAATCAATACCTTCGACACTAAAGTTCACATCTGATTGCCTTGCGGTATCATTCATAAATAAAGTAGGTGGAGATATAGGCGCCTTTCTAATAACAGTGATATGTTCTTTTTTTATGTCAGAATTACTTAAACTCCATTCTAACTCAGCAACATCTACAAATTCAGGTAAAGCATCAGTTGTAGTATTATTAACAAAAAGCTTAGTGTGTTTTGGATTTTCTAAATAACTTTGTGCAGATTGAACTATTGACATATCAGAGTCAGGGCCAAGTTTTGGAATTATTGTACCTTTTAACGCTCTAGTAATATTTATTTTTTTAGGCTCATTAATACCATCTGTGTAAAACAATAAATTATCAAGTATATTAATATTTGGTATTAACTTGTTATAATCAAACTCAAGTACTCTTTCTGGGTAAATAAATTTAAAAGCACTTTTCCAATTTATATTACCAGCTTGCCACTCGTTATATAGATCTATACTTTGCTCTGTAGCTAAAATCAAAGTATTTTCTTGGATGTCTAATATTTCAACTCCAAACTCATTATTTTCTCCAAATAAAAGATGGTCACCATCATTGTTATATAAATATACAATCATGCCAATTCTAAAAGCAGCACCGTCGGTTACCTCTAATTGAGAAAAATTAGAATTAGGTATATTTTCTTCACCAGACTTTATAACGTCAACCCATCTTCCAGTAACACCAAATTTATCAACAAATATAGGCCTACTTGTTTCAGTTAATGCATCAACCTCTATAATACTGTCTACCCAGTGCTTTAAAACAGGGTCCATTACACTAGCATGCTCTTCAAGGGTATTAGGAGAAAAGGTGAGTGTATCTAATTCTTCTATTACATCAGGATTATTAAACTCAAACAAAGCTGCTTGCTCGTTAGTAACCTGTTTAGTCATTATGTGCGTATGTAATATGCTATCAAACCCGTCTTCACCCAAAGGCGCTGCAGCAAAAAAATAAGCTTTATCATTTTTTTCGTCAGACACAGATCCAACAAATTTAGTAGATAAAGCATTTACCACGTCATCTACTTTATATTCTTCAACTTTATACGCCTCTCCAATAAAGTCAGTACCTTTAATATTTTGCACAACTCCAGCATTACCTATACCACTAGAGTCACCATCAGTGGTTCTAACTTTAATATTTAATGCGTCTCTGTATTCACCGTTTTGAACTAATCTCTCATCGAGATCTTTATTCATTTTACCGGCTGTAAATGTTCTTTTAATTTCCGGCATAATTACTTAATTTGTTTACCCATACCTTTAAGTACTTGAGTAAATTCTTCTATTTTAATATTTGATAATCTTATTTTTGCTTTTCTAGTCTCAGCAAATCTTTCTTTTTTATATCTATTTATTATATATTCAGGTATGTTTGATCTTGTAGATAATATACCATACGCTATATGTTTATAACAAGCCTCTTCACAAAACTTATGAACAACCATTTCTGAATCTGTGCCTAAACCATCACTAACATAATGTAGTGTTATTGTTTTACCAGCTAATGAAGAACCAAATTTTATTAAGCCCCTTAAATTATCTATGAAATAGCTACCATTTAACTGAGCGTGTTCAGGTTCAAGTCCATACCTTTTGCCCTCGTGTAATATTTCTACATCAGAAGACCAATTTATATCATATAACTGATATGTATTAGGCACGTCTTCCGTAAAGTCTTCAACAGTATTACTAGGAGATTGTTCTATAACAGAGTCTAAAGTAGCGTCAAAATCAGTGTCTTCAAATAAATAATCACCATTGTCATTTTGAGTTACAGCAAATGGACTAGATGTTTTTCTAGCTGGATATAATATTCTCTCTATACCATCTGTACCTACTCTTACTATTTTTATATAATTAACATAATCTTGCGGTAACGTCATAGATAATGTGTTAGGTACTTCTATTTCTTGTGACTTAAAAGATTTTAACACATCGTAAGATAATTCTTGTATAGCCCGCATAGCATGAAATTGCACATCAGTTCTATTTGCCTTAGATATTATTTTTCCTTCTCCTACGTAAATAAACATAAAAGCATTTATAATATTCTCTAATGTAGTAAATTGATAATTACCAAAATCACTTCCATTGTAATATTGATGTTGGGTTTGGTTATCTAATAATCCCATAATTAACTATTTTGTTCTTGTTTGTTCATTTGTAAGTTTGCCACAGCACTTTGTTGTACGTCAGGTTGTTTCATAGTTAACCCAGCTAAAGTTAATATTTTATTAACTAAATGACCTTCTTCAGATCCATGAAGTTCAAAATTAGTGCTAGTATTACTATTATAAAAAGGATTGCCAGATATAACAACATAACCCCAACTTGGTGTTGCTGGTCTTTTATAATAACTTACTTCAAAAGATTCTTGATCAAAACTGCCATTTGAAGTAGTGTCTGTGTCGTATGTTGCAGATGATGGAGCTGGATAAATAGTAACTACACCAGAGTCTTCTCTAACAAAAGTTGATCTAAGTAATGTAGCTTTTAATAGCGGGTTATTTTCAGTATAAGCAACTTGACTTTTGTTGATTTGTGTAACCTCGTTACCGTTTCTTGTTATATTTATTATTTTGTTAGTATTAGAAGGAAGCGTTAGACTAGATGAAGCTGTACTCACGGTTTCATCTACGTGAAAAGGATGTAATTTTTCCTCTAACATTTCAACGTCATCAGCGTAAGTCATTTGATTTTTAGGTTTTACTTCAGCTGTTTTTACTTTATAAAAGTAATTATTAAATATTTCTATTTGAGCTTTATCAGCAAAAAGATTAAATTCTTGTGGCGTTATATAACCTCTTTGTTCTTTATTAGCTAAAGCTAAAACTTTTTGATATACTCGATTTATATCTATTGCCATTTGTTTATTTTTAAATATATTTTACTATATTATAGTTACATAATAAAGCGGAAGGTTAGCCCCTAAATAAAAATAGCCACCCAAAATGAGTGGCTATTAATATTAATTAAAAATTATTATTTTATTCTTTTTTCTATATTTGAATAAATCTCCATACCTTCGTCGGTTTTAAACCAAGCAGCTAATGCTGAATATGGATGCTCATCAAAAGGAACTGTCATTAATTTTCTATTGTTTGATCCCCATGAAAAATATCTTTGATCTGGAGATAATTTTAATATTCCCATTTCTGTAGCTTTTATACCAAAATTTCTAAGTTGAATATTTTTGTCATTAACTAACTCTAAAAATATTAAAGGATTTTTCTTAGCATATAAAAGTAAATCTCTTCTTAATTCTTTTGAGCTTAAATCGTTAATTTTAGATCCAATTTCTACTCTCATTATAGCCTCAGCCATGTCCACATCCAAGTCTTTAGCCGTTGTTAGCGCTTCTATTTCTAATTCTAACCAATCTATATGATTTTTAGCTTTTTTGACTTCATCCACTTCATAAAAAACTTTACCTTTATGTGGGTGATATAAACTTAAAAATTTTTGTAAAGTTACTTTTTCTTTAGGAACAAATAATGTACCAGACCTAAACACAACATGCTCTAACCTTTGCTCGCCTTGCATTTCGTCAACAAAAACCGTTCTTTGATTTTGACAGTATTTTATTTCCCTTTCGTAACCCTTTTCTTTATCAAACCAAAATAAATTTGAAGTTCTAATAGATTTACTTAATGGTGATCTATTACCTACTAAAACGTAAACTCTATCTTTTACCTCCCATTTATTAACTGGTTTAGCTTTTATTTTAGGAGCTTCAACCTTAGGTTGTTCGACAACCACCGTTTCTTCAACTATAGATTCACTAACCTTAGTTGTTTCTTTTTTCTTTGCCATAATATAATATATAATATAATTAATAAAAAAATAGGGCGGCGAACCGCCCTATCTTAAATAAATACTAGTTCAATAACATAAAGTTATTTGCACCTTGCACAACTAAACATCTTTCAGATAAGAAGTGCATTTCCATTGCATCTAAGTCAGAAGTTACAGCTCCAACAGATCCAGTAGTCCAAGTTTTCATTTTTCTATTGTCTGTTGCAGAAGCACGATATCTAACATGTAAGAATGGTCGCTTAAGGTTTTTACCTAAAGCTTGATCGTACACTGAAGAAACACCAGCAGGTATTATAACACCTCTAATAGCGTTTGTAGTGTCCATATCATTAATTAAACCTCTAGTTGATCTATCGTTTAAGTATTTCCAGTCAGATTTGTAGAAATCATAAGAACCTCTTCTAAATCCTGAAAAACCTAAGTTTAATGCCATATCTTCGTCGTTTTCAAATACTCCGTAAGAAGTACCTCCAGCGCCGTAAGAATTCATAGAAGCTAACATATCGTCTATCGCCAAAGCAGTAGTTCTGTTAATAAACATCATGTTTTCTTCAATAGCACCGTTTTTATCAAATTCAGCTAATATAGAATCAAACTCCGCTAAATCAGTAGCAGCATTTACACCAGTAATACCAGTTGACTCATTTCCTCTTGCTTCAATAGCAGCAAACAAACCTTCTGTACCAGCGATTGTACCAGTAGCGTTAGTTTGTGTTGCAGTTATCGTAACAGTAGCTTTTTTAGATTCAACCATCGCCATTTCTAAATAATCAGAAAAACGAGATTTTGTATCACCAGCTGATTTTAAATACCATAAATAACCACTTTGACCATCTTCACCAGCTACTTCAACCCAACCTATTTGAGAAGAATCTGATCCAGATATATCATATTTGTCTTTTATGATAATTGGCTTGTTGTCATAAGACTTAAACATAGCTTTGTTTGTAGAGTCTCTACCAACAGCTCCTTTTGCGTACTCAGAACCAAAAACTAATATTTTTACAGTTTGAGCATCTGCTATACCAGAACTAGAAGTCATATTCGCTCTATCGTAAACATCAACAGTAATAACACCAGTAGTTGCGTGTACAGATAACACATAACATTTTAATGTTACACTAGCGTTTGCTACAATTAACATATCACCAGCTCTAACACCGTGATCTTTTGTACTATAAATACTTGTACCAGGAGTTTGCCCGTCAGCATCTTTAGTAATAGTTAACGTTGTACCAGTATCACCAGTAGTACCCTCGTATGCAAGGTGTAATCTTGATTGTTCAGACCAAACGACTTGATCAGCCGTCATGGACTCTTCAGCCCCAACTTTTGAAAGAAAGCCACCGATAGTTCTGTTTCCAAAAATCTCAGCTTCTTTTTCCATTAGGTCTGGTAAGTATTGTTGTGCCCAGTCGTTACTGTCTCCTGTAAAATCAATATAAGCCGTAGCTAATGTTTGTTTTATAGGCGCAGCAGCTGGAGCCACATTTGAACTAATTGCCATAATATATTTTTTTTAAATTGTTTAACTTTTCTTTCTAATTTTAAAAGATCTGTTTTTCATATCAGAAGAAGTTTCACCTAAAACTTTAAATTTAATTCCACCAACATTAGTCTCACCATGAGTTTGTCTAGGATTTAAATTTATATTTTTATCTTTAGCAACTTGATTTTTTACCGCATCAGATTTACCTTGCTCATAAAAGTGTTTTGCAATAGCATCTGCATTCATTGCAGTAAATAAAGATTTATGATAACCCGCGGCATCTTCCATCATTGATGTTTCTTTATTAACAAATTTATTTACAAAATTATTAATATCGCTTTGGGTTGTTTTAACCTTATTAACATCTTTAACATTAAATCTATAAGTTTTATCTCCAACGTTATATTCAAAACCTTTGAATTTGTCATTAAATAAATTATCAGTTTTATTTAAAAATGTTTGTTTATTTGCTTCTGTTATTTTCTTCTGTTCTTCAGATTCTTTATTGTGTTTATTAAAAAAATCAATAGCTTTCTGCTGCTCTTCAGTAAGCTTGCTTCCAGCTTTAATTTCTTCATAATATTTAGACTTTTGCCCGTCTAAATAGGCTCTAGCCTCGGCAACTTGCTCTTTGAGGGCTATCTTTTTTTTACGTATTGTTTTGTCATCATCAACGCTATCATCATAACCAAAATTATCTTCTAATAAAAAAGATCTTTCTTCTGGCGTTAAATGAGATTTAGTATTTTTATAATACTCATCTAATACATCAGAGTCGTCCATTTTTTCAACGTCTCTATTTAAATTTACGTAGTCATTTATATCACCACCAGTTTCGTTCATAAAATTAATTAATTTACTAACGTTTTCTGGTAATTCTTTACTTTCAGTTTTTGATTCTGCAATTGGCTCTGTAATTACTTCTTCTATTTCTTTTACCTCTGTTACTTCTTCTATAACAGGTTCTTCTTGTTTATTAGAATCTTCAACTTTAATTTCTTCTACTACGTTTTCTTTTTCCTCAACAACCTCTTCTGGTTGTTTAGGTGGTTTACTTAAATCTATTTTTATAACGCTATCGTCACCAGCGCTTTCAAATTTAGATTCATCTATTGTTTCTTCTACAACCTCTTCTTCTGGTTGCTCTGTATTTTCATCTGTTGTTTCCTCAACAGAGTCAGTCACCTCTTCGGTAACTTCTTCGTTTAGTTCTATCATAATAAAATTTTATAAAATATTAAATATTAACGGGTGAATCTTTGCATATTAGCCCCTCCCGTAAGTATATCATTACCTGACGACTCGAAATTTTTAGTGGAATCACCCTGTTTTCTTTGCTCTATCATTTCTTTTTGGTGAGCTGCTTGCATGTTTATTCTTTGATCTTTTCTATCTTCTTTATAAATCTCTTTACTATTGTTAATTTCCATTTCTTCACTTTTGCTTTGAGAGTTTAAATTAAACTCAAACTGCATTAACTCTTTTTTAGCCTGAACTTCTTGTTGTAAGTACTGTGCTTTAAATTGACTTTTAGCTTGTTCTAATTGGGTTTCTGCCTGCACTTTAGCTTGAGATTTTTGCATTTCAGCTTGTGCTGCCATTTGTTGCGCTTGAGCGTTAGCCTGTTGCTGCATTTGCATATTTTGTTGTTGCATTTGCTGTTGCCTTTGCATTTTCTTTTTTCTTTTAACTTTAAGAAGTTGATTTGCTAGTTTTATATTTCTTACATCTCGTAAATCTATAGCATCATCTAAATCTATTGATTGCTGCGCTAAAGCTGCTTGTATATTATTTTCTAATATTTGTTTTTCTTCTTCGTCTGGTAGTAGTTCTATAAATATACCAAAATCATAAAGATGTAAATTTTTCATTTCTTCTAGTGTAGCAACATTATGTGCGCCTATAGCATTTATAAAAGCTTCTTTAGTAGGAGAATACTCTATTATATCAGATATTCTAATAGATAAACACTCTGCAGCTTCCGCTGTTAAATATAACATAGATTGCAATATATGCCTTGTTGCTGTATTAGAATTTGCAGCTGCTAATTTTTGAACACCAACTAAAGCATTTCTATCTGGCGTTGCAGCGTCTCTAGCTTCATTTAAACCGGTTGTATCTCTTATCATTTGTAAATAATAATTATAAGTGGTAATTAAACTTTGTAATTTACCACCATTAACACCATTATTTATTTGTTGTATAGGTATTTTACCTGGATTCATATCACCTTCTGACGTAAAGCTTCTACCAACTATACTACCAGTTTGGAAGAACATATTTAAAGCTTCTTGTGGATTGTAATTTGTTCCGTTACCTAAATCAACCTCTGCTAAACCGTCAACGTCAAGATAAACACCATCTGGCACCATTCTTGCCATTACTTGTTGTAATTTTAAATGAGTTAACTGTATCATATCAGCAAAACCTGTTATTCTACCAACTAAAGACTCAACTCTACCTCTATACATTCTTGGGGCAACTATTTGATAACTCATTTTAACTTTACTAAAATCAGAATCAGCTCGCATCATATTTTGCATCATTTGCCATTTTAACAACTTATCGCAACCTATTATATAAACCCCTTCATAAACGCATTCAACAACTCTTTCTAATTTACTAAACTCTCCATCCATGCTTTTAACAGGTGGATTAAACGAGTCATTTTTTTCTATAATTCTTTCAGCTCCACTACCTAAAGTCTTTAACTTATAAACATCGTTCATATGAGTTTTATAATTAAAATATAAAACCTGAACTTTATTTTTATCGTAATTTGAAAGATAGTTTCCATTTCTATATAAACTACCACCTGAGTTGTTTGTTATTTCTTTAATATCTTCTTCTGATAAATCTGGAAACTCTTTTACAAGCTCATTAATAGGTATTTCTTTTACCTCTCCAACATAATATATGTCATCAAAATATGGGGACTCAGTATAAGAATAAACAAGATTAGCTGGATCGACATATTTTACTTTTGCACCTTCAGACCAATCAAATGTTGTTCTAGTAGCACTAATACCTAAAACAGTTAAGTCGTATAAACATCTTCTTCTTATTAATTCGTAATCACTACCTTCCATTAAAACGTTTATAGCCTGTTCTTCTGCTAATTCTATAGATTGCTTGTAACTTAGCTGCATGTGTAAAGCTAGTTCTTCTTCAGATTCTGGTAAAGTTTCAGGATTATTTTCATATAAGTTCATTTCTAAACCCTGCTTAACCATATCGTTAAACTGCTTAGCCCTCATATCTCTTAGTATAGATTCCATGTACTCAGTTCTTTTATTAACTCCATGTTGATCTTGAGAAAAAGCTTTTATTTCATAACTTCTTTGAGACATACCGTTAACGACTATATCGACAAATTTAGGTATAATTGGCACAGGCTTCCAATCTAAATTAAGATAAGATAAATCACCGTTTATAGATAATTCATTTTTATATTTTTGAACTGGTTGTTCTCCTCTAGCGTATAATCTTAAATAATGATAATTATTTAAATTACCATCATATCTAGAGGTAGTACCGCTAAACCACTCTTGTTTTATAGCTTTTGCAACTTCTAATCCATATTTTTCAGATAATTTTTCTAAATCACTTACCGCTTGTGAAGGAAAGTTTGTGCTATATTCTATCATACTTTGTTAGTTATTATTTTTGATTGAAAACCATTATTATTATATTTAGACATAGTAATATTTAACGGTTGTTTTTTTATTTTAGGGTTTGGTTTATATAAATGTCTATTACAAGCCATTATCGCTAAACCAGAGCTTATAGAAGCATCATGCTTAGTTCTTTTATTTATATCAAACTTAGACCAATCGTTTAAAGTTTCATTAAAGTACATAGTACCATAAGTACCGTCTTTTAGTAAACCAATGTGGTCATTAATATACATTTCAATAGCAGCTGCATGCGCTTGTTTTATGTCTTCGCTAGAATTTGGTATTCCACCAACTTCTTTTTCTGATGTAGATAGTTTATTCCAAACTTTATCAGGTCTATTCATACTAAAACCTCTATATCCTCTTCTACGTAAATAATACAACAGTCTAGGTTTATTATTTTCAGCAAGTATTGGCATGCCATAAAATACTAGTGACATTAAAACATCTTCAAAAAATATTTCAGCTGTCTGCGGTCTTGCTATGTATTCTAAAAAGAAAGTATTAGCCGGAGCGTCTTCCATTGAAAATTTAGTTAATCCATGCAAAGCTCCTTTAGATCCTCTACTATCTACTGTTCCAGATATATCGTATGAGTCACAACCAAATGCTCCTACGTGTTCATTACCTGGATATTTTATACCGTTTTTTATTATAACGTTATTTTGCATCTCTGCATTAGGTACCCAGCTTATTTTAAATCTACCACCAGGATCTGGATTAAAAGTAACTAACGTATCTTTTTTACCATTTAACCACTGAAAATTACCAGTTGTTGTTACAGAAGAATTTTTATTGCCTTCATTATAATCTATTTGTTCGTATATTTTTATAAGATTAAATAAACTATTTTTTGTTTCATCTCTAAATGCATGTTCTTCAGTTCTTGGAAACTGTCTGTAAAATTCATTTAAAGCATCCTGATCATCTTTAAGTCCATCTGCTTCATTCTCCCAATGGTCTATAACACCGTAATCTATTTCTACATTATGTGGGTCGTATGTTTTTTCTTTAGGCGTATTAAACACTGGTTGACCATACTCATCAATAAAACCTTCGTAGTTCCACTCCATTGGAATAAATAAAGAATATAATCCAGATTTTGTTTGTCCATTACGATTACGTTTTGTTACGTCAGAATTATTATATAAATTTTTAAAATTATCACCACCTTTATCTAGCGCATTTGAAGTAGATCCCATCATACATTTACCAACCACTCTACTACCTAGTCTTAAACAAGTTTTTGTAACTCTCCAGTTATTTTTTATATTATCAGGTCTTTCCCATTTACCACTTTCATCGTGTACTAATAGTGAAAGTTTTTCACCATCATAACTGTTATCACCTGTATTCTTCCAGTCTATAGTTGTGTCAAGTCCTTCCATGTCATCTTGTTCTTCTCGTTCTCTCATTTTTTTACGAGTAAACTTTTTCGCAGGCACTCTATAAGCGAGTTCGGACTTTGGTCGGTCCATACCGTCCTGTATTGGTTTAAAGAAGAAAGGGTAATTTAAACTAATAGGTACTACTTTATCAGTAAACATCTTTTTTGCATCAGCACCAGTTTTAGATAATATCCCAAATCTACTATCACTAGCTAAAGTCGCTAAATTAACAGTTTCAGCTGAACTCATAAATGAAAAACCAGAACGTCTATTTTTTAAATAACACATTCCATAACTTCTTCTATCTGCTTTACAAGCCTCCCAAAATATATAAAATAATCTATTTGCTTCTCTATAATCTGGAGCTCCAACATCTATTTTACTCCACTGTAAGTACATATAATGTGTACCTGTTATATAAGTTGGTTTACCATTATTCATAAACCAAAAACCTTCTTCTCTTCTTCTAAACTCTTCGTCTATATATCCATAGTGCTTTTCTTTAAAATCATCTGGATATTCTTGCCAATCAAATACAGTTTTAATTCTTTTAAAATCAGGGTTAGCAGGAAACTGTTTCCATTTTTGTTCCTTCTTTATTTTACTACAGCTATATATTTCTTTAGGTTGTTTAGGTAAAGCTATTTGAAATCCTTGTATTTCTATAATTTCACCAATTTGACCGCTTTTACTAATAACAACAATATCACTTTCTTTGTTATAACCATACTCCCACTTTTTAGACTTATTAAGTCTTTTTACGGTATTTAACTTTACAGGTTCTACAACCTTAACTAACGTTTGCTTATACATTATTTAGATCTACCTTCTGCGAATCCTTTGAATTTATTCTCCTTTTTTTCTTCTATTGGCTTTCCTTCTAATATATTTTCTTCTTCGTGGATTCTATTTAATATTTCAAATGCGTCAAATATAGCTAACTTTTTAGTTGCTGCTGCATTTTTTAGTCTATCAGCTGAAACGTCATCACCTGAATCTACAATAGCTTCTTTAGCTACTTTAATTAATTCTTCAACTGCTATATGCCCAGCTTGGATTATATTCTTTTTCGTTTCCTTGATATTCATATTTAATTGTAATAAAATTGTTCATAACCCTATATAATCTTTGGCCATCTATAATAAATTCGTATTCACTGTTAGGTTTAAACCCAACTAATTGCTCTTTTTCATAAGTACCATCAGAGTATTTAACTATACCTATTAAAGGCCTTTCACTTTCAACGTCAAAGTCGTCTATAGATAATAAAGGTTTTATAAAACTAAAATTTGGCATTGCTTTCCAATCTTCCCGTTTGTAAAGAAATATTTGATCTTCAGTAATTATGTACTTATTATCTTTCCAAAAAGATTTACTATTCCTTTCTTTACCTTTCATATCGTGCCATCTTCTAAAAACATTATGGTGTACTATAATTTCATCACCTATTAAAATAGGTGTTTTATATAATAATGGTATGTCAAGAACTCGTGCTTTTCTATTTACAAACTGATGGTTATATACCTCAGTATTTAATACAAGCTCTTTGTCACCTATTTTTTTAGAATTGTTATATCTTTCACCTATTGGTGATATTATAAACTCTTTATATGCTCTCATTTTTTAACACGTCTTTCCACAACATAATCTCCAGGAAAAAAGTAATTTTTGCCAGGTTTCATTATTTTAGTGTTACCTAAATTATCGGTTCCCTCAACTTCAAAATCAACATCTTTCATTGTTATGTTTCCACTAGGTATTATATTAATATCATTATTTACATCTGGGCTATTTTTTCTATAACCAGTTGTTGTTACGTTAACTTTTAATAAACCTTTTAGTGGGGATTTTCTCATATTAGTATTCTAAATTATATTCTACAGATATAGCCATATTTTTGTTAAAATCTTTCCATGGTATAACTACATCACCTTTTTTTATGTATATACAATATTTATCTTCTTCTTCTATTATATCACAAATCTTATGACCACCGTAAACTTCTTGATCAACGGCATAATGCATGGAGTCATTTTTGTAATCTTTACCTATAGTTATTTTTCTTATGATATTATTTTTCATCTTTTGGCCAGTTAATAGTTCCATCTGCTATATTAACGTCATAAGAACCGTATTCTTTATTAAGAACATCTTGAAAGTCTATAACGTTTTTTTGAGACAAGCCTAACTCGTGTAACAAATTATGTTTTTGACCTTCTAATTTACCTATATTAAATTGTATGTTATTTATTACATTTACTACTTCTTGTAGTTGTTTTAAATGTTCTTTAGATATTTTATCTACTTTTGGTTTTAAGTCAACCAACTTTTCTTTTTTTCCCATTATATTTAATTTAATTTAATTTTTATTAGCAAGCTGATACACTAGATACAACACCGCTTCTATAGTTTACGTTAAAGTATCTTCCTCTATCTGGCCCAACTTTAAAATGTTTGTCATTATCTACTAAAAATCTAGTATTTAGTCGCTTTCTAGTGTAAATTTTGTCAGCTACTTGAGGAAGAACACCACTACCATCATGGTAGTATGTTATATTAACATTAGAATTATCAAGGCTACAGGCGTCACTGCTTTGTAAAGCTGAACCTTGGAAAGCTGTAAAACCCGAGGCCGCTCTAACTTCTTTAATTCTTTTTACTCTTACTCCACCTGAAGTTTTTCTAGATGAAATAGTTTTAGATATAAAATTAAACATTAGTACCCAAAGTATAAAATTGCACTACCAGTATCACTGTCTTTTATCATAACTTGTGACCATCTACCGTTTATAGTAACTCCAGCTGGAATTTCCACATCCGTTATAGTATCTAAATTAGTAGCTAGCGAACCACCAACAGCTTGACCATCTGCGTACATAGTTCCTCCATCACCCGTGCTATTAGTAACAACAGTTGTTCCAACATGTTTGGCGTTAGATTGATTATCTGGGATCATGTGAGTAAACTTACATGGCTCTATAACTACTATAGAAACTATAACCATTCCGTCTGGCGGTATAAATCTACAATTATCGCTATTTAAAAATACGCTACCTAGTTGCCCTAGACCATATGCTACATTTTGTGAATTCATAATTATTTTTTATTATTTAGTTGTTGTTCATTTTTCTTAGACGATCCGCCGAAAAAGAAATCGACAACCGTATTTACTTTAGCGCTCATAGCACCGAATATTGTTGATATAAAGCTTATTTCAAACTCTCCCATTTCAATATCACCCATCACGAAGTATCTAAACAT